TCCGATCTGACCTGCCAATTCGAGATAGTCTGCAATCTCTGATTCTGTATTCCAATGATGCTCGAAGGTTGAGAGATAGCCTATCCGCATTTATGCGCTTCTATCTCCAAATTGCCCGCAGGTGTCTGTTTGACCAGCGTTATCTCCATGCCCAGGCCGACGAGGAACGGGCAGAGTGTACCCGTCGTGAAGCCGCAGAGGTGTTGATTTTCAGGGTAGTCCTGCCCGCCGTACAAAAGTAGTTCAAGCCATTCGTCGTTTGGCGCGACCTTCATCGCATGCCGGATATCGGGGCAGCGCAGTTTGAGGATGCCGCCGGGGGCGAGAAGGGAAACCCACATCGCCAGGCACATCTTCGCTGTTCGACGGTCGAAGTGCTCGAGAATGTCATAGGCGAGGATTTCAGTCGCGCCCGCGTAGACGTGCATCTGCTCGACCTCGGATACGTCACAAACGACAACGCCGTCGAGAGGGCGGATGTCCAAATTGATGAAGCCCTGTTTGACATCGGGGCCGCACCCCAGGTTAAGCTTCGTCAACACGTTGCCCTTTCTGTCTATGTTTCGCGTCGGTTTCATCGGGGGGATAGGGTCTGTGCTGGGCTTGGGATTGTCATTGAGAGGCACCCACATGTCCGTTGCTTCGGTCGCCAAACCCCGCTCAATCCATTCTTCGGCTTGGCGGTCGCCGACGCGGACAAGCTGGCCGGGGCGGAATGTACACCCCGGCCTACTGTCCTTAATCCGAATCAGCATCAGGCGAGGGGTACGTCAGTAACCTTCGCGAGGATGTCGTCCAGTTTGATTGCGAACGCCTTCCTCAGCCTGAAGCGTAGAGCAATCATGTCCTGCTCGGCGAGGTTGATCGTCTCTCCGCCTTGCGTGAGGGTCGCCTGGTCGAGCATTTTGATCTCAAGGCTCATCCTGTCGCCTACAACAACGTAGGGGCAATATGCGCCGAGAATCTCAACGCCCAACGGGCTGCCAGAAGCGATAACCTGGCGGGAGAACTTGAACGGGATTCCGTACACGTTGTAGACGCCTACGGACGTCCTCAGGTCTTCCTGATAGATCGGGTGATTGTCCTTGTCACGTGCGCCCCTCAAAAGGGCCTTAACCCGTGGGTGAGATATCATGCCCGTGCAGTCATAACCCTGGACCTCGATCTTGGATATCATTTCGTTGATATCGTCGGCGATGTCCCCTGCGGGAGATGAGCCGAAGGGCACCTCGTTACCTACGGGGGTGTTGCCACTCCAGGAGTCGGTATACGGAGAACCCAGGTTGTATCCGAGCGTGTAAGCGTCGAATATTTCCGCGAGTCCTGATATGACGTCTTCCTTGACGAGGCTTGAGGTGTCAACATCTGAATCGTCGACCTCGTCCTCTGTGAACGGCACGATCACTGCGATTGTCTCAGCGGTCAACGTGTACTTGTCGAAAGTCGGCGCTGATTTGGTCTTAATCCCCTTCTCGGCGACAGCCGCCGGGGTGGTAGTAGTAAGCTGCTTCCGCAAGTTTAGAACGTTACGCTTCATCGGGCGGTGACGCGCAAGGGCGTCGACTGCCGAAGCGTCGCGGATCAGCATGTTTACATCGGTTGCTAGTTCCTCGGGAACAAAAATAAGGCCGGTGGCCTCAGTCTGTTCGTCCATGCTCGGTATGGTCACTTTCTGTCACTCCTTTATTTAGGAGTCCCCTTCTGCAGGGCACCCGCGATCACGCCTTCGAGCGACGGCTTCGCGGTGCCTCCTACGGGAACTCCTCCGGTTCCAGGAGCCGGGGGTGGCGATTCGGATTTCAGAAGATACGGCTTCTCTTTCACCAGTTTGTCTAGGGCTTTGCGGACGCCCTTGTCGTCAATCTCTGAAAGGTCAAGAAGTCTGAAAGCCGCGTCGGGGTCGATAATCCCAAGCTTGCCCGCTTCAGCGAACACTTGCGATTTGACGATCATATCGGCGTTGGCTTTTTTCGCGTCTTCAAGTTCGCGCTCTAGGCGCGTGCGTTCCTCGGTCGCCTTCTCCAACTCACTTTTGTCCTTGTCTTTGAAACCGTTGATTTGCGCCGTCAGTGCCTCAACTTGCTCCTTGAAGCCCTTTGCCTCGATTCGATTCGACGCGGCTTCGCCTCGGAGCCCTTTCACGTAGGCTTCGTCAAAGGTTTTCGGTTCTACCGTTTCCTCGTCGGCCATCATGACCACTCCTTTTGGGATTCAATCCCATCGAAAAAGCCCCCGGTGTGGGGGCCCTATTCTGCTAACCAGTCTGCTATGCCGATTTCATCGGTTCCGTCGGTGAGATAATCATTCATCGCGGCGTCCCACTCGTCAGAGGACATCACTTCGTCGATGTAGTAACATCCGCAGTGCGCGTGTAGACTTCCGAGGGGTCGGGCTTATCTTCCGTTCGCAAAAACTTGCCCGTCGTAACCCTCGCACTCGCAGCCGGAATCTTCGTGAGAATCCGACAGCGTGAAAACTTGACCGGTGATCCACGGGGTCTGCTTCATGGATTCGTCAGAAGCTTTCCGGAACGAGGCCATGACCTCTGACCTCGCAAGGCGCATCGAATCGTAATTAAGCGACCGTCCGTACGGTGTTATGGTCGTGACTTCTCTACCCGGCAAGACAAAGCCGTCGAGTTGTTTCGCTATCATCTCGGGGCTGAGATTCGCCCTGAGGCCATTCTCCACCGTCGACAAAATGTCTTTCGAGTAGTTCAAATCCCAGACGCGCTCAGATAGCGAAAAGCCGCTAGGGAGAAGACCGCTCATCGACTCCGTTGCAACTTTTGTTGCGATCTCTTCTACCGGGTATTGCTTATTAGAGAAACCCAAGCCGAGAAGGGCCGCGCCAGCCAATTCAAACTTCGCCGCGGTCCCAAGGTTTCTCTCAAGCAACGGATGGTAACTGTTCGTGAATTCATCCATCACGCCGTCAACGTGCGAGCGATAAGAATTTGTGATCTCTTCGGGGACGTACAGGCCGCTTCGTGCGGTGGTCAGGAGTCGGCGGAAATCCCTTTCGTTCGACTGGAGGAATGAGAGCTTCCGCGCTTCGTATGTCTTGCGCCATTGTGTGTAAGTCATTTGCAGGTGCAGAACTTGCCGACTCGTTTACATTTTTCACAGATGTTGACGGTGACGACCATCCGAGATTGATCGGGCATCATCGTGCCGCCCGGCCTCGCTTTCCCTCTCGAATACTCCATGACACGTTTTGTTTTAAGCACCTGAGATTATCGCTTTCTCCTGGGGGGTCAGGGTCTTCCCCATGACCCCGGCAAACCGTTCTCTCTCGGTGATGAGTTGGGCAATGAGCCTCTCTGGGTATTTCTCGCCCAATTCTTGCAGCGCGCCATGGACGCTCTGCAGCGAGGCACCAAGTTTGGTGACTTCCATGTTGATTTTTTCTGCTTCGTTCTCCGGCAAGGGAAGATGCGGGATTATCCTGGTGTCGTAAGACGTAATCTCGGGGTGGGATTCGTAGGTCTCTAACATTCGAAGGATATATTCGTTCGCCAAAACCAAACCGTCTTTCCAGATTCGCCAGGAATTTTGGGTCGCGGAAACCAAATCTGAATACAGGAGTTTGAGAGCAACTCCCGAAACGAGGCCGAAGCCTTTTATCCTGTCGGGAGTGATGTCGGGGACCTCGCCTATCATGTGGGTAAGATTCTCAAGTCTGGTAAGAAAATCAGCCAAAGCGGTTTGATAGCTAAAGGAAGATTCCAAGACTTTGGCGTCCGCCGAATCCCCGGTGATGTTCCAGACGGCCCCCGGCGCGACTTTCAGATTCTTCTCCGCGTCGGGAGAAGCCCCCAACAAAACTTTTATCGCGAACTCGTTGAACTTCAACGAATCTGCCGCGTCTGATAAAGCGTGATTATACTGCTCGAAAAGTGGTATCAAATCTTTCAAGTACGAATTCCCGAACGGGTCACCGGTGAGCGAATCATTGGGAAACAAAACAACGGGGATGAAATCTATTCCCATGTTGGTCTGTTTATGTATCATTTCTTTTTCGTGCAAAGCAGTGTCGTAAGTGCCTTCGGTGAGATAACAATAAGTATTCCCGTCTTCACCCGGGAGAAGCTCCCACGTCTGTTTCCAGATTGTCTGCTCGTTATCGAGGTAAGAACAAAAATGAATCGTGGAGAAAGAATAAGGGTCGGTCACGTCGGGGATCGGAAAAACTTCTTGAGTCGGCGCGAACAGGAGCTTGATTCCCCCGTTGATATAAAGGATTCTGAGAGCGACGAGCCCGCCGATGAAATGGTCCTTGCCCGCTTCAATCAGCTTGTACTCGAAGCGGTTTTGTTTCCAGGTAGAATACAGAAGCTGTTCTCTCGCAGAGGCTGAATCGTTCGCCTTCTTTTGTTTGGGGCTCGGGACGTACCCGTCGGCCTCCATCTTTTCTGGAGCGTCGAAAGATTCCGCGGGACACTCGATATCAGGAGCCACCTCGAACATCCAGGAAGAGCGTTTTTTGACGAACCATCTCGCGAGGTTGACGGGCATGATCGTGGGCCTGTAATCCATCTTCGGATATGTCCACATCTGGCCGTCGATATTGTAAAAGTGATAATACCAATTGGCGTCGGTGACTCTTTCGAGTGCGGACTCGTTCAGGAATTGATATTGCGACCTCGGATAAACGCCCGCTATAATCCGCGATGCTAACGTATCATCAACGGCCGTGGCTTTGACGTTTTCCAGGCTGGCTATTTTCACGCTGGGGATCATCGAGCACCTCTCATTGAGCAGGAGGCAGTACCTATCTTGGTCTGGGAATAAAGCATGTATCTGAGCGCGTCCATTGCATGGTTGTTTCGGTCTATTGGTCTATCTTTGCGAATCTTGCCGAAGTCGTCCTCTTCGTATGCATATTGCTCAAACTCGTTTATCGTGTTCGGGCAAGCGTTGAAGTCTATCCGAAACAAACCCCTGTCTATCATCCGATTGACCGTCGCGATCCCGGGGTCGATTTCCTTATGACCCTTTCTCGCATCCAAACCGGCGTTTCGGAAAGCCTGGAGGTATTCCGGTCTTGCGGAGTCGCAGAAAAACGTCCTGACGTTGTATTTCGATTTGAAGTCGAGTGCGACTTCTATCAGGTCGTCGATATGGACTTTCGGTTTGTAGAACTCATCGACCTGATGAATCCGACCCTCGTTGACCCTCCCGACTACTATCACGTTGGGGTCTGTCCAGCCCCAGTCAACCCCGGCGATGGAATAGTCCCCGACGGCTTCTTCTGCGGGAGCGTGGTGAGTTTCCAACTTGACGCCGGGATAGACAAGGCCTTCCCAGCCTACGAATTCGCCGTAGAACTCTTGAGCAAGGAACGAACCGGAGTATGATTCTTTGAGACTGTTGATATAGTCACGCGTCAGGTGACTATTCTCATCCGTTGCCCCGGTCCAGAATTCAAAGTTGTTTCTCGGTCGACGGGCGAACTCTTCCCAAATCCAGTTTCTTCCCTTGGGGGTTGTCGTGATCCAACCCTTCTCCGGGGGTTTGCGGAGACGACCTATCATGATGTTCCACACCGTCTGAGAGACCTTTGAAGCCTCGTCGATATAGAACCAACCGAGATTCGGGCCCCTTAAGTCTTTGGGGCGTTCACAGGAGCGGAAATAGATTCGACTACCGTTCTTACAGGTCGCCACCATCGATTGTTTGTTCATCGTGAAGTTCTCGTCCCAGCCCCCCGGCATCCCGAGGCTCTCCCAGAGTTCTTCCTGAATCATCGGAAGTACGAAGTCCTCCAGGTTCCGATATGTCGAGGCTACTATCACCCCCGACGATTTCGGATACAGGAAGACCGTCCTCAGAGCCTCCAGGCAACCGGAGAATGTCTTGCCCGCTCCCAGGCCGCATATCATCGCCCTGTATCGGGAATTCCCCTCGTGGAACTGATGTTGGGTTGGCGATAATCCCAGCCTTAGATTCATCGTAGAGTTCAATTCTGACTGTGGTGTTACCGCCACGATTCTGGCCTTTCCCGTACTGGTCGAAGGTGTTTATCTTGTCCACCAAAATCCCGACCGTGATTATCTTGTCGCGGGGCTTCATCGTCCCGGCTTCCAAATCCTGTTTCAACGAAGCTATAAGTCCATGAACGAAGGGCCAGGCGGCTTCACCGAATCTCTTCACTTGCCCTTTCCGCATCTCGGAGAGCTCGACGAAGAGTTCGGGCGGGTCCTCCATGTCCCGATACCGGACAACGGTGCGACGAGAAAGGCCGGTCATGCGTGAAATCTGGGAGTCGTTCTTCCCCATGGTGGCGAGGGTCTTGACCTGCTCGACTTTGGCGGGGTCTATCTCAGGTGGCATCTAGAACATTCCTTGCTGCGCGCCATTAGTCGTGCAACCTTTTCGTCTTTCGGCTTTCCCTGCGTTCTGCCCGTGTCAGTGGTAGATACAACTCGAAACTGGCATCGCAACTCGGGCAGTTGCAAAAGTGGCGCAAGACATTGTCCCCGCGACAGATGGGTTTCGGTTCCGAAACGCCGACCACCGTCTGACACGCCGGGCAGGTGTATATCATCTTCATCATTAGTTACCCTCGCGGTAGCAGGGCAGGTGTCCCGTGGCGTTTTTTCCTCGCGTAATGGTCATCCACTTGTCGCAGGTGCCATGAAAGTCAGCGCACCCTTCGCAGGAGTTCCCCTCGCGGTAGCAGATAAGACGCCTATCTCCTCTGTAGCGACCGCGAATGCCGCATTCCTTGTCAGCGCACCCTTCGCAAGGGGAGAGGGGCTTTGGCCCCGCATCCTTACAGTCGGGAACCTTGCCTGTGCCGTGGCAGGTGGGGCAAGGCTTGGCGTACATGACCCCTACCACTTTGCCATCAGGCACTGACTTTCGACCTCCGCAGGTCAGACGGCGGTTGTCAGCCTTCACTTCTTTCATGGTTCCTCCCCGAGTTAAAACATTCCCTGTTGCGCTCCGTCGGTCGTTCGTCTCTAACAAATATCGCAGTAATGAGAATCTTGCTCAATCAGAATGAACTCCCGCCCGCTCTGTATCGCCGCGACTCCCGTTGTCCCACTTCCCGCGAAGCAATCGAGGACTGTCTGACCGGGACGGGTGACAAGGCGTATCAGCCACTCGATAAGGTCGGTAGGCTTTAGAGTCGGGTGGTCGTTGTAGTCTTGGCGATCGGTGGCCTTTGAGGTGTAGAAGAAACGAGATGCGCCACCCGTGTCATACGTTGGAGCCGCGCCTGTCCCAGCATGATTGCCGAAGACATCGTTACCCGACTCGCCCTTACCATCGCGGGGACTATTGAACCATCGAGTCAAGTCCCCACTCTGCTCGTCCAGTAGCCTTACCGGACAATCTTCGACGCACTCCCACGCGGAGATGGTTTCGTATCCGTCGGGGTCGGCATAGTTCCACATGGGGCTTTTGCCCCCACCTTTGAAAATATTGCCACGTTCTGGTTTGCCACCACCCGCCTTCACCCGCTTCGTCCCTACCTCGCGGCAGTCGGGGGTGTGGGAGAGGAGAAGATTCGCGGGATAGCGGCCCTTGCCATGCGTTGCTATCAACTTGTCAGACGCGAGAAAGTTCTGTCCTGTATTCGTTTTCTTATGAGTCTGGTTCTTCTCAAAGTTGCAACGGGCTTTCTCAAGTTCTTCACTGTCCGTCCCCACCCGGCACTCATCCACGTTCACCGCGCCTGTCCCGTACTTGAGCACGTTATCTATCCACGCGCCTTCAGGGGGTTTGACGGCCCAGATTATGGGCTCGAAGCTGGGTTTAATCCCCCCGATTTTGTAGCCGTCCCAGTGGCGGGCGAGGTCGGAGGCGGGGAGGGTGATGTCCCACTCTTCTCGATAACCCGCTTCTCCAAGATTCTCAAGGTGGATTTTACTATTGGACTTCCCAACAACCCCCCGCTCTGCTCCTGTGCGTTCAATTAAAGGCAACCACTCTTCTGACAGACCAAGGCGTTCACTTAGGATATGCCAATCTTTTAGAGTCGGGACGGTGGCAAACCCCAGTGAATCACTCTCAAAATGCTCGCTTTTCCTCGCAGAACCCAACCATTCGTTAATCTGCTTGTGACTGTATCCCAGTGCTTCTCGGCGTTCTTTGATATGCTTCCCCAGCGCGAATCTATCCTCGAACCTCCGCCCGTTGCGCTTGTCTATCATCTTGCCGAGGTCCTGCGCTTTCGGGAATCCTTGTCCATAGAGCCACATCAGGCAGTCTTTGATGACAAATCCAGCGTCCTCTAAGCCGCAGGTGAGACGATGAAAGGTTCTCGTTCCGCCGAATGATAGGAGACTGCCACCGGGCTTGAGGACTCTGAGGGCTTCGGAGGCCCACTGAGTGACCCAGGCTTGGAAGCTTGCACCAGCTACATACTGCGGTCGGGGGACAAGAGCCGAGTTGCAAGTAGTCTTGCTTCTGCTCTTCCCGTCAGACCCAACATATCCCCCCGGCTTCTGCGCTTCTGGTTGATTCCAAAGTTTGTGAGGCGCGTCCCACTCCTTACCCATAAACTCAAGGCCATAGGGCGGGTCGGTGACGATAGCGTCGATTGAGGATGGCTCCATCTCAGACATGGCAAGGATGCAGTCAGCGTGGATTATCATTGGCCTCCGAATTGAGATTGAGAGAAAATCTGTGGGGGTGCTGAGTTCGCACGTTCAAGAACTGACCGTAAATCTGACCTCACGAATCGCTCATCACTTCTCATCCAACTTCATTACCCAAAACTCGACCTTTTGCCAACATTGTTGATAAACGGGAGTACCCTCTGTAAATTCAGTCTTTCGACTTTCTCTCAACCATTCCAACACCCTCTTGAATTGACAGTTGGATGGTAATTCTTCTACGGTTCTCTCATCTTCCCATACGCCTAGACCGCAGGTTCTAGCATCGCCGTCCTCAGAAAGACAGGGGCAAAGCCACTCGTAAAAATAATTATCGCCGTCCCATCCCTCATCACATACGCTCATGGCATCCTCCCCTGGGTTACTCCACGGCCGTGAAAGTGCTATTCTGAGAACTAGAGTGAACTATTGTTAACTGTTGAGATGGCAAGAACTGGCAAGAAGGCCCTTTGGGTGGGCAGGTTTCTGAGATGGACAAGGCCCTTTAGGTGAGCGAGGTCGAAAGGAGTGAGGATTTGTCTAATACAAACCACCATTTGTATAACCCCCCACTCCCTCGAACTAGGTTTACATAATGTATATTACCGGACATCCGCACAACTGCGATATTCCGCGTCCTTGAGCCATCCGTTGGGGTTCTGCAGCTGGGAGCGTCGTTATGGATGAGGGGTCGTTATGATAAGTGGACAATAATGTTATCTATTACAAGCCATCATTTGTAGAGGGCAAGCAGGCAGGCTTTGGACTGCTTCTCCCGAATGAATACGCCCGGCTTAGTGTGCATATCATGTGCTTCTCTTATCATACTCATAAGGATTGCTTATGATACATCCACTGTTCTACATCCTGACGTACTTCTGTTCTCTCCAGTCCTTACCCATTCGTTCTGTCATGATCCTGTCTACCTCTGCCCATGCTTGCTCTATGCGTTCCCGTACTGCCAGGGGTAGCGTCTCTATCGCCACTGTTGCCTCTATCGTTCCCAAGTGTGTCATGCTGCTCCTGCCCTCCACGTGCGGCCTAGTCCCCTGGCCTCGATGTGTGGTATTCCAGGTTCCCCCCATTCTGTTAGACCAGAACCGCCCGATATACTCACCCACCACTTGGGTGGTTCACCCAATGGCCTTGTCTTGGCGGCTTCGGTTAAGACCTTGCGCTTGCGTCCCAAGTAGTTTTGGTGCATTACCTGCGCCCGTCTCTTCTTCTTGCACTCTGGGTCATTGCACAACTTGGACTTGCGGACCCTACCCTCTATAGGCCGATGACATATAACGCACTTCCTTATGTACTGACCTATCCCACCACACTTCTCGCACTCTCCAACGGCGGTACTGTAAACGCATTCATCGACACACCAAGACTCCCTCTCGCCTTCGTCATGGCAACGTCCGCAGTACATCGCTTCACGACCGCACTCGGTAGTGGCATACCCATCCTCGATAGTATCCTCTTTGGCTGAGTGAAGCCTACCACCCTTACCCACGATACATTCCATGCTTCTCATCCTCCCCGGGTTGCGTGTCCTCAGTATCCCTTCACGACGAGCCTTGCCTCTAGTACGCGCTCTGTGAGTCCATGCTTCTCAGCAAATGAATCCCTGCCCAGTGTGTGCCATGAGTCGCCCGTGAGATTGTGATGCTCTCCGCACGTATGGAACATATTGACCGGGACTCTGGCGTGCTCATTGCCCCATGCGCCGCGGGTGAATATCTCGTGGGTTTGCGTAGCGGCTCTCATGCAGCCTGGTACTTCGCACTTGTCGACCAAGGCCATCACGGTGCAATCTCTATCTTGACCACGAGCAACTGTTCACGAAGAAGAACGCTCTTGACCGCTTCTGCAAGTTGGGTGTCGTCGAAGGCGAGGGTTAACTTGCCTCCGTTGCCGTTGCCCGATACTTTCAGAGCCGACGCCGTATCGTCGATCATGGCAAGGAAAGAGATTGAATCCATGTGACTCCGAGAGTTGATGGTTAACAGAAGTAACACAAATCATTCATGTGAATGAATATTATGCAGCCCCGTCAGGGGAGGCTAACGGGGCCTGGGGAGGTGATCGTCGCCTATGTTTCGTGACCCGACGACGGCTGGGTCAAAAGGTCTATTTCGCAGAAATGGGGCAGGACTCCCTATCCTCTCGGCACCACTCGGGGCAATCCACACAGCGGTCAAGGCCCGTGATTTCACAAACGGGTTCGGGAGAATCTCTAAGTTCGTCCCAGTTGATGTCTAGTGCGTAGTCCTGCTCCATCCGCAAATAAGCATTGATGCCAGTCATGCTATTCGCCTCCCCGGGAAATACACAGCGGAGTTCGCGCCGGGTACTTCGACATTAGCATTGGTGGGGGTACCTCCGTCTTGGGTAACATCGATACCCTGTTCCCAGTCCTTCCAATGCAAACGCTCCTCTTCCTTGCAGAAGTGGCAATCGTCGGGAAAGCGATTTCGGAGGTCGGGACGGGCGTTGTGTACAAGGTCTGGAAAGCGCACCCATGTACTTTTCGCACCACAAAGCGGACAGCGTGGTTCCATGATTCCTCCCCAGGAATAGAAGAACGCCCCCGAGGTGAGGGCATAAAAAAACCGCCTGAGTGGCGGTATCGGGGGTTGGAGAAGTTTACTTCTCCCTCCCCCCCTAGGGTAACATATTTCTGTCAAGTCGTCAAATCCATTCGGGGATTATGCTTTCTTCACTTCCATGATGCAGAGGATGCAATGCCCGCTATCCGCGTCTGGCGCGGGTTCGTAGAGAAGGCCGCACCGGGTACACTTGCGCTCTTTCAACCAGATGGTTTCGCTCATCTCGTCGAGTCCGTCGGCGATTTCATGAAGGGATGGATCCACCCCGCGCAATAAATTCAATGCCCGGCGGGTGTCCCGGGGATCTGAGTACGCCGCTTGCTCGATGGCTTTGTAGACACGGCTCAAGTGCCGGAATCCAGTCTCATTGTTACAGTGACGATCCCGTATCCAACGACTGTCGCTGCCCCTTTCGAGTTGGGCGGCGTAGTCGTGAAGGGATGAGTTTACCTTGCGCAGCGGGCGGAGGGCTTGGCGGGTGGGGAGATTGTTGTCCTTACCGCTGCCCTTCTCGCGGCGAAAGACGACATACGGGTCTTTGGGCCATGGGCTAGATAGGGCGGCTTGCTCAATCGCCTTGTATATCTTGCTCAAGTGCCGGAATCCAGTCTGATTCTCTTGACCGTATGTGTTACTCAAACCATTGCCTCCCTTTGGCGATTCGCATACCATTTGCGCCGATACGCCAACTCTGATTCGTGCTGGCACTTGTTACAGCGGTGTGCGTTATTGCCCTTCAAAACGGGTGCGCCACATTTGCATCTCTTCTGAACATGGGGCATCCCGAATCGCTGCATCCCGACGCGGCTTTTGAAGCGACTGGCAATCTTGCTGCATTCGGGACACCAGCGGTAGAATGTTCCATTGCCACCGACGGGGATATCACACGCATCGCAGAAGCCGGGAGTGGGGCTGTCGTCGGCAAGGGCGAGCACCACCATGTCCTCGCGAGAGAGAAGGCGTGGAGGGTCCAGTTGCTCTTCACGCTTCACAATGTACTCCATGACGTCTATCAATCTTCCTCCTCAAAGAAACGCACTTTTTTCGTCTGTAAGCCTCGCAAATTCCGCACCCCTTACTCCGGTACTCGCCAGCTCTCTACGTCGATTCTGAGTGTTCTTTCACAGTGTTGGGCCTTGCTTCACGATATTTCTGTAGCGCATCAGTGTTGCCACCCTGACCGGCTCGCGCTGGATTCCTGCCCATGCGATACGGGTGCAGGGCGCAGGCTCCATCTGGGCAGTCGGTGACTAGAACCTGTTGACCACAGGTGCAATCGAGGCAAAAGTATCGAATCGACCTGAGTGGTGTGCGCTTATCAGGATAGTTGGGGCGGTTATAGTCGCTCATTCTTCCTCCCTTTCATCGCTCCATAGAATCCAATCCATCGTCGCGGCTGCCGCGAAACAACAAGCACAGAATGCCCACGGTGCCGCCAGCCACCCTGGTCGCGCTATCAGGGTGAGCGCGATGAACACGGGAACCAAAAGCGTGGTCAGAATCAAAATCAAGAGTTTCAATAGTCCGGCCCCCATTCGATTCGCTCGACCTCGAAGCGCCTGGGGTCAATGTCTGCCTCGATAAACTGCTCAGCCGTACCGCGAAACACCGGGATGTCCAATTCGCCCGCTTTCTCGCACTCACGGTCAGCGCCCCAAGACTCGCCGGGGAGACGGATGAGCATGTGACAGTGGTCAACCATTCTCAGTGTTCGCTCGTACCAATATTTCTCATCATGTGGGGAGATGATGTCGTCGATGAGGCTAAGGTGTGGCTCGTAGACATCGTATCCCGCCTCATAGAGCAAATTACCAGCTAGAGATGCGGCCCTGGTGCCATGAGTAGGGCTTGCGCTGTATGGCCCGGCGATGAAAACGAGAAAGCGTTTCACTCGACGCCACGCTCCCTCAGATACTCCAGCCAGTAACCCATAATGTTGAAGAGCAAACCTCCAAGAGCTTCGTCTATCCCGTCTCTCGAGGCATGTCCGCGGTGCTCTTTCCAAAGGTCGATGAGGTGCCGCCAAGCCGATTTGATGTAGACGTTCTTTGGCTGCCCGAGCTGCCAGTTGTCGCTATCCCTCAAGTTGCCATCGGCCTGGACGCGGTGGCGTTGCATGTAGTCGCCATAAGCCTCGATCACGAGCGGCGAGAGGAAGCCTTCGAAGTCTGGCTTGCCATCTTCGGTGTCCCGAGTCGCGCCAGTGGCGAAAGTTCTAATTGGGGGTCCTTGAGATTCAGTCCACGTGAGCGGCGTCTTCCATGTGCGAGAGTTGCCGGGGATGCCGGGGATGGGCTGTCGCTGATAACAAGCGTTTAGATCGTCTATCGGCACATCGTCTACGGGCCAAGGGTTCTTCAGTTGTCGCTTATCGCCCAATGTTCTGCACCTCCTTCGTGAATCAGGATCACCATGCCGTTCTCAGCGTAGGCTGTGAGTGGTGTCATTACATTCCCCTTCCCTTGCCAGGAATAAAGTGGTCGCCGCCGCAGTCGGGGCAATCCACATACTCGATAACCCTCGAAGGTGGAATCATCGTTGGGACGTCCCCTTCACCGTGGCAGGTGGGGCATTCCATCCCCCACGTTCCTGGCCATCGGCCACACCCTCCGCAGGTCGGGCAGGGCTTGTCCCTTGAGAAATCCACTGAATATTCCACGTGGTCAATGTAGTCGCTGGTGTAATAGTTCCCCGCCAGCACAGCCTCGAGGATGTCGAGAATCGTGTCGTCAGTGACAAGGAACAGGGCCTCTCGCAAGCGTCGAATCCGTTGTGTCTGACCCTCACTCATCACGCAACGCCTCCTTGCACTCCATCTCACAGCACTCCACACACTCAAGGCAAAGATAAAGCGGGACGTAGGGTTTACCGACAAACAGTTTGTAGCCCTCAGTTATGGGGTCACGGCAAGAGTCACAATGCACAGGACAGTTCTCAAACGCGATAATCTCTATGCTGTCGCTGTAGTTGTGTCTCGCGGGGTATTTGCCCCTGTAATGGAGGGTTTCCAAGTAGTTGAGTCGCTGTTCCACTTCGCCAAAAGAATCGGCATAGTGATCATAGGAGTCTTTCGTCTCGACCTCGACCGTCTCCTCAAGCGCGGTGATACGCTTATCCCTATTCCTTCCATGATCGTAGAGGTTGCAGATCAATCTCTTGACCTCGTGTGCTTCCTCGGTAGAAGGCACGTTGCAGGTGCCGCCACCGGCTTTCTTAACCCATGTCGTGTTGATCATTGTCCTGTTGTAAACTTCATCCGTGTTCATTTGTTTCATCTCTCCACCCCACTTGCTCGTATCAACGCTCTTGCAAAGTGCGCTATGACGCTTGTCGTCACAGCGTTCCCGCACATCTTGTAGCGTTGCGTGTCGCTTATCTCCACCTCGTTGCCGTTGTCGTCTATGCCCTTCGCGGTCCAGTTGTCGGGGAAGGCCTGGAGGCGTTCTGTTTCGAGGGGGGTTAGTCTGCGGATACCTGATACCAGTTGATTCCTCAAGGTTTCGCAGGTTCTCACGGGTGCGGCGATTTCAGATTCGATGTACTTCTGCCTGAAACTATCTCGCCACATTATCCTTGCCCCATATAGTTGCTCACTGTCTCGAGCTGCGCTTCCGAAAGAAAGTATTTCGGGTCTACGTTCTCCTCCAAGATGTCCGACAACGAATAGGCGTTCCCGGTTCTGGGGTACCCCAAAGTCCTTACTGTTAAGACAGACCCACTGGCAGTCATACCCCATTTGTGCAATCTGCCCGATGATGTTGGCAAAGGCTTTTCCTCCGTCGATTGATAGAAGTCCAGGCACGTTTTCAGCGAGAAAATAGCGAGGTCTTTTTTCCGCAATGAGGTCAAGTGTGTAGAGGAAAAGGTTTCCGCGATCGCCTTCGAGTCCTGCCCTTCTCCCAGCCACCGAAAAATCCTGGCAAGGAGCTCCAAAGGTCCAGAGGTCGGCGTCTGGTATGTCTCCGGGGGGAACATCTCTAATGTCTCGCCCGTCGATGTCTCCGAAGTGGCATCTGTAGACGCTTCGGGCGTACTTGTCGTTCTCGTTGGCGAACACGCAATCAAATCGACCGGATGTTTCTTGTCGAAGCCGTGGGGGCCGTGACACCCCGACCTGAGAGGACGCGCAATCTGTGGCGTTCTCAAGCCCGACTCTGAATCCCCCGATTCCCGCGAAGAGTTCGACATACCTCAATCTTCCCTCCGTATCAATCGCTCAATCGCCATAGAGAGGGTCACGGTGGCGAGGGCGACAAGAGTCAAAATCTCTAGGCTCATCTCTCCACCCCTTTGCCTTCTCCCAAGTCTTTTGCCAGTTCCCGCAACTGCTTTGCCATATCAGGGTTGGGATTCGTCGGTTGCACGGTTCTCTTGAGGACCGTCTTCTCGCGGCGTTGAAGGGCTTCCCTGGACCGTCGCGCATTGTCTTCGGCAACCGTCGCTTTCTCTGCCCACTCCTCCCAATGGCGACCAGGGCCGAGAAACCTCGCGGGTTGCATGAGGTACTTGATGTCGTCGTCGGCTTTCGCCCGCTGGTATTCCTTCAGTCCCGAGAGGATGGTGACGAGGGGAACACCCTTCTTGCGGAGGGCGACAAAGAGACGGAGTGTGTCGGCTTTGGTTTCCTTCTTCCTGACCGGGGGCCAGAAGACGTTTTCAAATTCATCCACAAGTGCGGCGTCAGCCGCATGACCTTTCCGAGTAGGACTAGAACCTAAACCAAGACCAAGACTGTGGCTGGCATTGGAATCCATTGGAATCCAGACCCCATCTTCGGTAGGTTCGGGACAGGTAATCGTCTTGGGTCTGTCACCCTTGATAGTCTGGAAGGTGTCGAAGTTGGTCACCTGAAGGTAGTCGTTGCCATTGTCAGAATAGAGGACTATCAGCTCTTCATTATGAAGTTCTTCCAGCCAGCCTCGCAGTTGCTTGACTGATACCCGCTTGCCCTTCTTGCCGAGAGGGATAACGACGGCTCTCAATTCTTCGAGGTCTGCTGTCAATCTGCCGACGTCGTCAGCTTGTGGGATGATTCGAAGATAGATAACCTCTGCGGCCCAGGAGACTGCCGCCGCCTTCTTGCTTAGTGATATGCGCGTCGAGATCATGCGCCGTCTCGCGCCTGGGATTCGTTCAGCCATTCTCGTTCCCTTCCCATTCGATTCCTCGTATCTTGCGGTTAACGATCCCGCAGAAATAGCGGAATAGTTTGTCATCATCGGCGTTCCAGAACGGCTTTGTCTGAAAAGCGATCGCCATAGATTCACGAATCGTCCAGTAATCAGTCTTGTGGAGGAAGGCGCGGAGGGATGCCAGCCGCACCTCGCCGAAGGTGTATTCATCATCACAACCCAAGTCGTGCCACCAGTAGTTATCGAGAAGTTCAACGTATTCATCAATCATGGATTCGATCTCGGTCAGGTGTTCGTAACATGCCTTTAGTTGTTGGAGGCGTTCTTTGGTAACGGCGAAGTCTGGTTCCTTGAGAGATGCTTCCTGGTTCTGGCCGAGAGGATGCTTGCTCTTGCCGCGGTTGCAGTCAAAGCAGGAAGTGACAAGATTGGCGGCTTCGTTGCCACCGCCCTCCACAACTGGGATAACGTGGTCGATTTCGAGGACGACTCCTGGTGGCTTCTTGCCACAATACCGGCAGGTGAAATCATCGCGCTTGAAGATTTCGAAGCGTAGTATCTTGGATAGACTCATGGGGCAACCTCCACACAAAAACTGCCCCCCGAGTTGACAAAGAAAGGACTCGCCGCAAGGCTTGCCTTTTCGCTCAAGGGGCAGTAATTTGATATGTGGTTGTAAAAAAAACCCTGCGACATCGAGTACCTTTCTTTGTCTGAGGTCATTATACCACACCCCACCGACACCATCAAACGGCTTCTTCGAGTTGAAATAACCGGGGCTGGAACTCGGGCCATGTGTGCTGCAAACACTCCTCCAAATCGTCTATCCGTTCTCTTGCCGCCACCAGGAGCTTGATCTCATGCGCGATGACGTGGTGATACTCGATCGGGTCATCGCACAGCCACAGGCCCCGCTGGTCAGAGAGAATCGGGAACTCGCGCTCAAGTGACTTGCGGGAATATTGCAAATCTCTGCGGGTGCACTTAAGCAGGTCGCGGAGTTCTTTCGTGGACTGAGGTTTGTCTGTGAGTGCGCTGAGGAGGGCGAGGTCTATCAAGAGTCCTCCCCCCTGAACTTGCGTAGGCTTCGGGTTATCTCGTTCTCCAAAGCAGCGTCCCAAGGGTCTGCCGCTTCGAGACGATGCTGTTCTTCAGCCGCTTCTTTCTCGCCAGCGCAACGTCCATCGTCGGCGTAGAACTTCTCATCGATGGGAAGTCCGTCGTCGTCGTGACCCATGTTGGAAGTGATGACCTCGCCTTCGGCGAAGGCCTTGTCGATGAAGTGACCCTTGAGTTCCCGTATCATCCGACATCCATCTTCGCAATCGCGGCCTTCACCGTGTCGATAACCTTAGACAGTGTCGATTGATTCATGTGGAAGAGCTCGTCGTCGTAACCCGTGGACTCGTCGAAGCCATTTTTCTTCAGCCATTCCGCAATCGAAAAACAGTTCTGCTCTCTGCGGACTTCGGTGACATCGGGCGTCTCGCCGTTCTCGGGCGCGATTGCGATAGGCCCGTCAGAATCGCGAAGCTTGAAGAACAGACCGCGGGCGAGTCCGAGAGACTTGGAGGACGCGCCGCCGGGGGTCCTCTCTTCCTTCTCCGGGGCAGGGCCGTCTGAGGGCGTGGGCGTGTTACCGACGGCTTGCGCGGGCTTGCGCTGAGTCTGCTTCGCCGTTGCTTCGGCTCCGTCGTCATCCTCCCCCGAGATGCCCAGAAATGCCGTGAGGGAATATCGCTTCAGGTAGGTGACGAGTGAACCGTTGGCTTGCGCTCCGTTGGCGATGGGAAGTGAGAGCCAGGAAGATTCCCTCTTTTGGCTCGAAGTGTGTTCAAGGATGGTCTTGACTCCGATGGTCCATCTTCCATCCTCGTCACGTTTGGTCACGGTATCCTGTTGGATTCCGAAGCCGTGTTTTAGAGCAATCGGCTTGACATGCGCGAGGATTTTGTCGAGTTCGGGATAGGTATAGCTGTACGTCCCCGCATCGGCCTCGCCGGTTCTTTTGGGATTCTCCAGCGCGCCCAGGAACTTGACCAATGACTGCGAAATGGTATCTTCCTCTGCCATCTAGACCGCCTCCTCCTCGGACTCGCGCCCTTTCAGCCCGCGGTGCTCTTGCCATTTCTCCACCCTCTGCCGTGAACCGTGGCAAGCCGACGGCGTGCAGTTGTAGAGGATGTCGGCAATGTCGAAAACTGCATGCTGATTTAGATCGTCCGCGAACATGCAAGCCTCCATCAGATCGTTCTCGAAGACGGCCGTTAAGAAGCTCCCGGCGGGTCGCCCTTCGGCGACGTATGCGACTATCCCATCCCAATCGTGTTCGGGAACTGCGCTGCCTATCAGCGCATCCGACAGGTCAGCGTCCAACAGGTCATCGTCATCTATTCCTTTCATCGCTCCCCCTTTTCACATAAACAAGCCGCCCCTGTAGGACGGCTATCATCAGTCGCAAATAAAAGATGTGGTTACCTCCGTCATGGCCCGCGTGTCGTCGTCAGAAGTAACTGCGCTTCCCGCAACGCTAGGAACGCCCTGACCGTCAAGCGTTCTATCTCCTGGGCACACGCTTGCGCTTCCAGTTGCAGGTCCGATATGCGCTTTTTTCGTTTCGTCTCTTGGTCGTTCATGATGCCTCGCGATGGCTGGCCCCATGACCTCGTTAACAAAAGCTATTACGTTGTGAGCAGGTGGGTGATTCAAGCCGCTCCCTTAAATGCGTCGCGTGCGGCGTGATACTCAACGGTTGCGTTATATGCGTCGGTGTCCTCGTAAACCTGCACAGTGCGAAGCACCGCGCCGTCGTCAGTCATCATCGTGTAATGGTCGTCACACAGGTTCGCGTGATACGGTACCGTGCGCCCGTCGTAACGTAGGATAGTGCCGCGCACCTCGCAGGATGCTTCAACCTTATTCTCGCCGCGCAAGCAGCTACCGCAGTATGGCGTGACGCGCTTCGGTTTCTTCGGCTTCGGTGTTGTGGTGGTGCCTTGCATAACCTCTCCCCCCGGGCTTGCGCCCTTTTGAACACTTTACAAGTTAAGTATACGGCCATGCACTTATCGTGTCAAATCTTTTCTTTGGAAAGTTTGACAAGACAAGCCGGGATTGTGCCAAACTCCAATTATGGAAGAGGCAAAGATATGGCTGGAAAGAATCGACGAGGAGCTTCGCTCCCGTGGTATGAATCGGAGTACGCTGTCCCTCATCAGCGGCATGAGCGAGGGTGCGATTTCACTCTGGTTCTCGGGAAAGCGTGTTCCCGGCAAGCGGTCGAGAGATGATATCGAGCGGGCCCTCGGGCTTTCCCTCGCTCCCGTCGGAGAATGCCCGGATGTGGCATTGCAAAACGCGCTATTCAACCATCCCGACATCACTCATGAACAGGCTGAACATGAGTGGTTAAGCTTGCGAATGCTGATAGACTACAATAAGCGGCAGCGGCGATAGTCTATCCCATTTACTTACAATCGGCCAGCCGTGGTATACTATATGGGAGTCTACCCGGGGAGGAGAAATGGCGACCTACGGCTATATCCGAGTGTCGAAGTACCGACCTGAAAAGGACGGGCTCTCGCCTGAAATCCAGACAGCCGCCATCGAGAATCATTGTACCAAAGAGTCAGAGGTCCTGACACAGATATACTCTGACGAGGACCGCTCCGGGAAGGCGGGCAAGAAACGCGAAGCCTGGGACGAACTATGGGAGAGACTTCAGTCCGGCGACAAGGTTATCGCGTTCAAGATGACCCGCGTCGGCAGGAATACTATCGAATCCCTGACCCGCCTCGAACTCCTCTCAAAGAGAGGCGTCGACGTGGTAACGCTCGACGGGAAGTATGACACCCGGTCGTCTATCGGGAAGGTTATCACCGGCGTCCTGTGTCTCTTTGCGGAGTTCGAGAACGACCAGCGGTCAGAATGGATTAAGGCTTCTCATAATCAGATAGCCAAGCGCGGTAGCTGGCCCGGGGGTCGTCTACCCTACGGATACCGATTCGACGAGAACCACTCAATCGAAATAGAAGAGGAGAAGGCCAGCATCGTCAGGGAGATATTCGACCTGACCGCCCGGGGCAACGGGCAGACGTTCATCGTCAAGGAACTTCTGAGGCGAGGAGTCACAAGCCCCAACGGTAACGGACGGTGGCAGATACGAACCGTCTCCGTGATACTCCGCAATCACGCCTATGTCGGCGAGAGGGAATATCAAGGAAAGGTCTACACCGCTGATATCCCTCCGATTGTCGACCGTGAGACATGGGACAGGGTGAGGGCGATAGAAGTCAAACTCCCCACACCCTCCCGCCCGCGATACCTTCTCAGCGGGATTCTCACCTGTTCTCTGTGTGGGGGGGACATGGTACACAAGCCGAGGGTCAACGGCACGGCTCCTCAGTATGAATGTCTCAGCCGCAAAGTCTGGGGCGATTGTAAGGGCGTGGGTATCACAGACCATATCGCCGAGCGCGCAGTTCTCGATTCACTCTTCGCCCACATCGATTCAGGAGGCTATTCCGAAGCTGTCGACGCCTACGAATTCCAGGAAAAACGGGCTCCCGAACTTCGCTCTTTGCGCTCAAGTCTTACGAAAGTGGAGGGCAAACGCGTTAGATTACTCCACCTCTACACTGAGGGGCGTATCGAGATAGCCGAATATGACGCGCAAGTGGAGCCGTTGAACGCGCAAGCTCGGGAACTGGAATCACAGATAGAACGAGCGGAAGCGGGAGTCAGATTGCCTCCGGTATGGAAAGGCGATATCAGAACGGACTGGGAAGTTCTGACATTGGACGAGCAACGTCACGCGCTGAGATTGTTTGCCGAGAAGATTGAGGTTGCGAGTGGCGGTCGGGGGCCGGGAAGAGTCAGTATTACATGGAGATAGTTACTTCCGTGCGCGGGTTGTCGCGGTCAACCAATAGTGCCACGCAGCCCCAGGTGATCTGTTCGGGGGAGTCGTCGGGGAGAAAGCCACAGCGGACTAACGAATCCTGCAGTATCTTCTTGAGGCCATACTCGAAGTTATCAGCGTCTCTCTTGCGGCTCGTCGAGAAGTAGACCGTCGCTGAGATTATGCAGGCGTCCATGTTTGGGAGTCCCGCCTCTTTGCCCAACGCCCAGACCATCCTATCCCACTCATCTAATATCAACTTGCGTTGCGCCCAGTGAGTGCGGAGTAGGACGTTGCCGGAGGCGGGGACGGCGGGGATTGTCAACTTATAGTTGACGGTGGGTTGAGGTGTCTGCAAGAAAACCCCCGGTTGCTAGGGTTGGAATGTGTACACAATCGTAGCCACATTCGGGTCATGCACTATTTATCGCGCATTTGACCTTATTACAGGAATGCGGGAATACTGCATTAATGTAATGCATATTCTGCACAAGGTGAGTGATCCGGTAACCTTACGCGTAAGTAAGGTAATCCGTATCTACGATTTCGGGGGGATTTCGTTCATAGCATCAAATCTCTGACGTCGAGAGTGTACTCGTTCAGCCGCTTCCCGCCCTTGGACGTAGGCTTGAACGGGTTAATCTCCACGAACACGGCCCCCAGGTCGACGGGCTTGTACTCCGCGACTTCACTATATCCCGTCACGCCCTCTTCGAGCGTCTTGAGAAAACTCCCGCACTCGGCGAGGATTATCTTGCGCTCTTGGAGTTTCGGCTTCCCGCTATTCTCGAACCCCACTCCAACGGCGGTATCCCTGTCAGTGACCTTGTGATGAGCGTGTCCCCTAGCGTAGATGTCACAACCCTCGACCACGCTTTCCTGAGCCTCAAGTTTGTTCAACTTCGCGCCTCTGCTTCTCCCGCCACCCGAACCGTGGTGAGCGTGAATCAATACGCGCTTCACGGGGTTCTTTCCCTGGTAACAGAATGACCACGCGATGATACAGGAGTATCCGCCGTAGGGTATCTTGAGGTCGCGCACGAGGTTGCGAGTGATTGAGACGTCGTCCTTGAGTTCAAAGGTTCTCTCGTGGTTGCCCATCATCACCGCGAGAATCTTGTCCTGCTCTGCCAAGGGTCGGAGGAGTTCGCGGACGTAGTATTCCTGGTTGCCGATGAGGTTGCCAAGGTCGGAGGAAAACTTGGGATGAATCGCGGTGGAGTCGGAGCGGCGGTCTTTCTTATTGATACACTCCGCCAAGTCTCCGAGAAGCAGGACGTAACCGTCGGGGTCTTTCTCGATATGCTTTATCGTCGCTTCGAGCAGTTCGTGGTCGCACCCCTTCGCGCCGACATGGAAGTCGCCGGTGACGTAGAGGCGTGAGAGGTGGTTGAATTTAGACACAGGCGTTCTTCGATGGAGAAGTTCGATAAGTACCTCCCGGGGTCTTACCAGCCGCGCTCGTCATCGGGCGCGAATGATAGTCTGTTTCTAAGGAACGTATCAGCCAGCATGACGCTGAGTATCCGCAAGTCGTCCTCGCGGGTCAGGTCACACTTCTCACGCCCCCTGACAAGTACATGCAGGACTTCGTGGCAGAGTGTTTCGAGTTGTTCTTCGGGTGGCATATCGCCGCAGATGAAGATAACGTAGTTCCCGAAGTCGGCCATGCCCGAGCAGTCGGTGATTCGAGAGTCGCCGCCTGGGATGACGCGCACTTCCCACGGGATAGACTGGATGATGAAGTCGTCGCGTTCAAGTCTCATCTTCATCCTCCAACTCCACGTCAATTAGATTGTCGTCGTCGCTCAGCATCTCTTCGAGGCATGCTTCCTCATTCGCCGTCATTCGCAGGCCGTAGAGCCCGTCAGCGAATATCTTAAGAGCATTGACGAAGATTGCCCTTCGAGCGGCCTTGTACGTTGAGCGGTCCATCAGACTGGCGTGTCAGTAGGAGTGGACAGGAGTATCAGGTCCTGTACGGGATCGGGGACGATAGTACTCGCCGTGGGGACGGTTTCAACGGATGTTGAAACATCGGTAGGGCGCGGCAGTCCGAGTCCACCGATGCCCACGCCTATCAAGCCAGAGCCAGTAGCGGACATAACCGTCTCTCTAATGATGATCCCCGCCACGAGCAGCCCCGCGCCGATAATCAGCGCGGTCATGGAAGCTATGAACGTCTGTGTTTTGGTCATAATCTACACCTCCTAAACGATTAGTGACTGCGTCTTGACAACGGTTATGGGCTGGTCGACAGCGGTTATCCAAAGCAAGTAGTCGCCCAAGTTTGCGTTGCCAAACAACTGCCCCACCTCTGGCACCTGCAACCCAAAACTAACGTGGCCGGGAGCTCCCGTGCTGATAGGCACCGACATTTCCCTGGTACCGAAGCCTCCGCTCGGGCCCACCTGAATGGTGATTTTCACTTTCGCCGGCGCGGCCTGTTGCCTGTTAATGAGACCGAGAAAACAGTACGCATGTTGCGCTGGATTGCCGAAGGCCATTGTCATCCATGTCTGCCCTGGGGCTAGTTCTTTTTCTGTCTGTGATATTCCCACTTCGTCCTCCTCCTTTGGTGTTGCTGAATACTTCGGTAGGATAAACCAGTGTTGCGTTCCTGCCTGCGCTGACCGTGGAACACGCATAACCTGGTCTTGGTGATTGCCCTCGATGTTAGTCCACGTTCCATCACGGTTCACGGACTCAACGATACCCACATGACTTGTCGGCGCGCCTGTCGTATCGCTTGCGTACTTCATCACGTCTATCGCTCCGACTGCCGGGCCACCAATTATCTCGCCGTACTTTTGGCCATTGTCGCGGAAGACCCATGAGCCGCCCGTAGCGGCGCCGTGTATCAATTCCTTGCCGCCTGCTACGTGCCAGAAGTCATAAGATACCTTCCACGCGCACCACGCATCTGGCGCAGACCATCCGTATGCCGCCGCCCAATCAGTAATGGGGTGAGCGATGTTTGAACTTGGCGGGGTTTCGTGTACTCCGATAAGACTCCGGGCTACGTTCAGAATGTCTTGCGCTGTTGGCATGTCAGTCCTCCAATACAAAAATCATGTAAAAAAGCCGCCTCACTAGGCGGCGCTTCCAACGGCGGTAGGTTTTCATTTCACGACTAGCACAATGACTAGCGCGAAGATTGAAATCAGGACGGTGATACTTGAAAATACCATTGCAATTGAAACCGATTTCTGAGAAGCCTTGCCTTCAAGCGTGGCTTTTGAAATTGAGAGGGTGTCAATCTTCTCACTAATGGCTTCCAGTCTGCGTTCTATGCCGACCCTGGCCAAGGTGGTGGCCTCCTCGATGTTTTCAACCATCACGTTGTGCAGTTTTTCAATTGACCCTAGTTGGTCGCGGACGCTACATAGTTGCATGTCGATATATTCCTTGAGACTCACGCCATCGCGGTAGGAAAACTCATTATTTTGTGCCGTCATCGGTTTGCCTTTCTAGTATCCCGTCGCTTGTAGCCGTGCAATTTGTATATCCGTGGCTGGGAGAAACTCTGTCGGGGTGATGTCCAACGTGGGCCCGGCGTGGTCATATTTTGCTGTCTTAATTTGAAACGTGGCTATGTCATTAACACCCGTTAGCGTTTCCTCTGTCGGGAGCCACGGCACGAGTGTCAAGTTTTCCCCGCCCCTGACCTCTCCGAGGTGATGTTCCGCGCCGTCGATGTCGAAGATTCGACTGCAGGTAAACTCGCCCGCGACGTGGAGGTCTTTGCAACTAGCGAGGTAGAGGTTGGCGATTTGTGTAGCACCCGCCGTCGTGATTTTCCCCGGTACGGCTATCTTCTTTTTGATGGGGCTATATGGACTAGTAGCATCGGTTACCATGACCTGCAGATGAAGAGTCCCGTCCTGCGTGTAGTCCACCAGAACGTAATTACAGAGGGCGTCGGGGTTGGGGGCGATAGCGAGGTCTTCACAGTCAGAAGTTTTGACAAGCCACTTGACGACAGTGGGTGCCTTCGCCTTGAAGTCCAGTTTGTGGTCTAGCCACACGCCCCAGTCATAACCGTTCCCGGCGTTCAGCTGCGAGATACAGTCGGAATAGAACGTCGCGGGCGCAAACTTCCATACAGTGCCGTCGGGATAATCATAGTCGCCCGTCTCTATTGTCCCAGCCACTATCTCCGAGGAGAGCCCGGCGTCCGCCAAGACGACGTTGATGAGGAACTCCGAGAGATGGTCTGTCGTCACGTCTACCGTGATATCAGCGGTCGCCCACAGTTCGTTCAGCCTTGCAGACCAACCTTGACACGCTACGTCAATCGTGTCGGGGCGAATCTTTCTCGTGGGGCGGTCGATAAAGCCCTCCCAAAATACCGTAGCCCCTTCGCCGATGATGATACGATTTCGGTGGAGTATGTCAGGCCAGTATTGATTGACGGGACGGTGCAGGACGAACGAGGCGGTGGTAAATCCCCCGGGGTTGCAACTCTCGAAGGTCAAGTCTTCAAAAAGATTGACCGCCGGTTGCTGGTCGGGCATCTGCTCTGAGAGTTCCGCGAGGGTCGACGTCCCCGCCATGTTCTGGACGATGATGTATGCGTTCCGTTGCTTGTAAGTCGTCACCGGGTACGGTGGCGGTACCAGGGGGATCGGGGCTGTCCATGCGGGGTTTGCCGTGAACCAAACCCCCTCTTCCCACGTACTTACAATTATCCCACCGTTAGCCATAACATCTAGAGATTGATTTCTGATGCTGGGGGGTCCGACAACGCTTTCCCACGCGCCATCTCTACAAATCCAAATCTCTGCGGAGCTTGTTTCGACGTATAATCTTCGGTACGTGGCGTCATAGACGAGATACCAGATACTCTCGTCAGTCAGGCCCAGGTTAACCCAAGAAGAACCGTCATAATGCAATATCCCGATGGCGGCATTTACACCGACGTTTTGATACGCGCCTGCGTACAGCACATCATCAACCGTGTCGTAAGTGATCACCCACAGATGATGATGGTCAACGTCAGCATCGGGGAACTGAGTCCAGACAGGAGTGGTATCGGGATTCGCACAGGCCCACACGCCTGCCATGCCGCTGTAGTAAGTCTCCGGCCCCGCATAGAGAATGTTGTGGTTAGGGTCAAAGGCCAGGTAAGTAACAGATAACGTCGCTACGTCTATCCCCGCCACGATTTGAACGTCGTCCATGTAGACATATTCACCGACTGCGTGGTTTTCCCAAGCCACCACGCCGACCTGTCGGTAGGTGGAAGCCGCTCCGAACTGGCCGGTGAAAGCAAGCCTCTGCTCGGTCCCGTCGGATAGGATAGCCGTGCCACCCTGCAATCCCGTAACGTCATCGTAGGCCGTGATGTTGTAATACCGACCAGCGATGCCCCTGAACTTACATGTGACGGTATATGGAGTCGCCGCCGCCGTGACCGCCGTGACATTATCCACGACCCACGGTTTTTTACCGGCAATAGGAGTTATCTTGAGGCTGTGTGTGCCGACACTCGCCCAGTCGGTACTGTTGGCGATGGTGCAAGTGCTGAAGGCTGCTTGCCAGGTTCCGGTACTCGTTTCAAAAGAACAGTTGGCAGCGGAGAGTAAGTTTGCACCGCCCATCACGGAACTTACCAGCGTCCATGTCGCTCCATCGTATTTCCAAACGCCCTCGGCTATGCCATTGTCAGGAGACCAATTCCCCGTGCCAGCATAAAGCCGGTCATGAACCGGATCGTAGGCAAGGCTCCAGACCTCATAATCGGTTATCGCTCCGCCAAGGTCGGTCCAGGTTGAACCGTCGTAACTCCAGACTCCACCGGAAGATACTCCCGCATAAAGCAGGTCACGCTCGGGAACGTAAAGCAGAGTCCAGACAATGTCTCCATCCAACGTGGTACCAAGAGTGATATCAGTCCAGGTTGTGCCATCATACGCCCAGACCCCGCCGTCATGTTCGTCAAACCCAAGCCCGCCAGCCCACCCATATAGGCCGGTATACAGGATGCCACGAACAGCGTCATATCCTGTGTTATATATCCATGTCGGCCCACCAAAGTCAGTCCAAACAGACATCGCTAACCCCTTGGCCAGAGCAAAAATCTTTGCGGAACGACGGAAGGCGAAACGACAGGAGTTGGGATCGGAGCCGTCCACGCCCAGACATCCCCGTCCAAGAAGTTGGGCGACGAGAAAACGTCAAGGACGTTGACATATCCGACATCAGAAAAAACCTTTATCGTCCCGAGAAACCCCATTTGCGGAATGACAGGAGTTGGGATCGGAGCCGTCCACGCCCAGACATCCCCGTCCAAGAAGTCAAGCGACGAGGAAGCGTCAAGGACATATCCAACGTCGGTAAAAACCTTTATCGTCCCGAGAAACCCCATTATCCCTCCGGTACCAGAATATAGAGCGGCGAATATCTCATCACGATATTGCAGAAACTGTTTGCCCGTTGGTCGTTCGTGACTTCGGTAATCTGAATGAGCGTCATGTTGATACCATTGGGGTTGGCATGGAACTGCGGGAGACCCTTAACCTTTGACCGTGGGAAAACTTGCGCGGTGTCCTGTGAACCGTCGAGAGACGCGAGTACCAAACCCATGGACGAATCCAGTATCATCGCGCTTGCGGTCCAGTCGTCGATTTCGACATAGGAGTCAATGGGGATTATCGCGCAATAGTCCAACCACTCGGCCTGGTCGTCAGCCGCACCTTGGCTTATCTGCACGACCTGACTAATGTTGCCCTTCGACGCTGAGTCTCCAATCTGAAATGACGGGAATGTCTTGACCGCCCACCTGGCAAGAGATGACCACGGGTTTAGCGCGACCTCTCGGAACTTCGCCGCGTAAGTCGTCTGGTCTCCCGCGAACACCGAATCCGTCTGAATGTCCGTGGTGATGTCCGTCCCGCCCAAGGTCTGGAGTTTGTAGTTGACAATAGCGTTTGCCTTCGCGTCCGCGGTGTCCACCGCGAAACCCATAGAAGCGGAGACGAGGTAGCGCCCTTCGTGGGAGGCGATGTTGAAAGAGAAGTCCTCCGTGAGTGTTCCTGCGCCTACCGCCATTGAGCGGTACTTCTGATTCCGTCGCGTATAGAGGTTCGTCAGTGTCGCGCCGACAGCGTCTTTCACGGGGTCGTAATCAGGAGAGAAGGTCGGGCGTTGTCCGGCGATGAGGTTGGTAAAAGGCACGCCGGTATTCGGGACAACGGCGAGGTGACGGATTGTCCCAATATCACCGACTGCCCAAGCCGAAGTTGCGCTTATCCCTTCGACTCCCCCGAGAGTCTCTACCGTGTATGAGTTCTGCGATGTCCATGATATGCCGTTGAAGAAAAGGATTACTCCAGCAACCCCAACTGCCCAAACATGAGTAGCATCAGCGGCGTATACAGACCAGAGGTTCTTGGTCGTTCCGCTCGTCTGCGGAGTCCAGGTTACTCCCGCATCGGCAGAAAATAGGATTTTACCAGTATTGCCCACGGCCCAGATATGCGTAGAATCGAAAGAGTGAACACCGCCCAAACCCAAGGTGGTCCCACTTGTTTGCCGAGTCCAGGTAGTGCCATTGAAGAAATAAATAATCCCGTTGTCGCCAACAGCCCAGATGTGAGTGGAATCGAAAGCATAGATTGCGCGGAAATTTTGAGAGCCGACATAGACGTGACTCCACGCCGAACCGTTAAAATGCGCGATGCAGCCGCCCACTCCCACCGCGTAGACACTGGAGGCACTAACAGCCGCGACGCCGTAGAGAGCATGAGTATGGCCGCTGGCCTGAGAAACCCACGTGCTACCGTTCGCGCTGAATTCTATTTCACCGCCAATTCCGACCGCCCAAACGTGAGTAGCGTCAAATGCTGAGACAGCGAGAAAGTCGGGCCCGGCAACTTCCTTGATTGAGGCGTCATCGACGTAAGTGAGAAACTCGTCGCGGTTAGACCCGTCGTTGGCATTGAGATAGAGACGCAGTTCTATGGCAACCGTGTCAGCCGGGGCGGTTGCCGTTCCAGAAAGTTGCTGGTACATTCCGTATGCCCAGTTGGAGTCAACACTCGTCTCCAATAGTGGGGTGCCATTAGCATCGTAAAAAAAGGCGTAGAGAAAACCCGCATATTGGGATGAGTTACCGCAGAAATATATAGACAAGTCATACACGCAGCCAGGTTTCGCCGGGACTGCAACCGGGGCAAGAATAATCCTCTGGCCATAAGGATGGCCTGCGTCCAGGAGCGCGGCCCAGCAATAGTTGCCGCTATGCTGGTGGTCATTGCCTTCTTGATTCGCACGGCTTCCCCCCAGGAAACTCCAGTTGGACGGTGATGGAGGAACGCCGAACCAACTTTCGAGGCCGGGGTTGGCCAGGAGTTCGAAATTCATCGGGTGCTGGTCTGCCCAGGACGTGCCGTTGAAAAACTGCTCTGTCCCTGAATCGCCTACCGCCCAAACGTGAGTAGCGTCTAATGCCGAGACGGCGTTAAACGAGTAGGTGGTCCCACTTGTTTGCGAAGTCCACGCCACTCCCGAAGGAGTGGGATTTGAGGAACTCGTGAAATACAAGTCAGCCAGTGCGGGCACGTCGCCCAACGTATCTTCGGGAGGCACGACAATGCCCACAGCCCCGTTTGGCTTGTATCCCGCGATATACTCAGTGTCGCCAAACCACAGTTTATCTACGGTCATGACACCCGCAGCTGCCGCGTCCTGACGAATCACTCGTTTGACCTTCGTTGTCCCGACGGGGAACTTCATCGCAGAACTGAAAGACGAGGGGTTGATGACGACAGAGCCCCCGACCTCCATTGCCTCGATCCAGGTGGTCGCGATTCCCGCGTAGGCAACGAGAGGATAAAGGGTACCGAGAACCGCTCCCACGTCGTTATAACAGACAAGGTCAACGTCAAGAGTCGGCGCACCTGAAACTCTGTAGCAATAACACTGCAAAGCGAAGTGGTGATTCTCATTAACGAGGAGATAATCGTCGCCGGTTATATAAGCCGAGTCTCCGGCTCCGGTGGTGGTGAGTTTGCAACCTACCGGCCCGTCAAGGAAGTTCGTCGTATCAGCGGTGACAGTTCCAGAGGCGACGACGGTTTCAAGCCAGTTGTCCAAATCGTTTACAGTGCGTCGCTCGAAAGAATCATTCGGCCCGAGTCCGTAGAGGATTTCGAGACTTTCTTCGGGGGCGCGGAGAAACGGCTTCGCTTCGAGAGACAGGACGATGGACGGAATGACATAGAGGTTGTTATCGCGAATCCAAGTCTCAAACCAACGGGAAGGGTCTATCTGTGTCGGCGGCGAGATGAGGTCGATGTAGAGAGGGTCGGCGGCTAGGGTAGGAATCCATTCAAGGATAGGCGCGTCTGCCATGAGTTGCGCCCAAAGAGCGCGAGCGTTCTCGTAGAGGTCGGCTTCGGAAGTCCCGAAAACGTGGAGGGTGAGTTTTACTTCGCGGTTCTCGTGCTTGTAACGGGAAACGTCGCGTCCGTCGCCGTGGGAAGGGTCCCTGAACTCGAAGCGAGGCTTTGCGGGAGCGAATTCGATTTCATCGATACAATATTTCACCGAATCATTGATGTCCAAGAAAGTATTTCCGGCGGCTCCCCCGCTAGTTGACCATGCGAAATCGACGAACTTGACGCTATCTGACATTAGTAGAGACCTCCTGAACGCGCACGCGCATTGGCTTGGCTGCCCTGGTAACTGGAGACGGACTTCGCGATAAGCTTCCCGTCGAGATACAGCGGCACGGTGATGAGAGTCGGCGAACCGCCGCCGAGTGTCAGCGGATTGAGTTTCGCGGGGGTGGCAGAGGCACCGCCGACGACGGGGTGAGTCCTCTGCGTGTCGAAGGCGCTCTGAATCCCACCGACGACTTCGTTGGCCACATATGCGCCCGCTTCGTCCGCGCTGGAATGTTTGACCAACGGAGAAGCCTGCGTGCTGGGCGCACCGATAATCGGGTGCGAGACGTGGCTGCCGAACCACTGATTGAGACTGGTGGTGACACCACTTGCAGTATAAATAGGGTTCGCAGCCGTGGGCAAGCCGATAATCGGGTGCGAGACGTGGCTGCCGAACCAACCCTGGATTGAGTTGGTGATACCGGCGGG